CATTAGTCGTACAAATGTAAATCTTACCGTCTGAGCGTCTGCGCTGACCAAATGGATTAACGTCAACTCCAAAGTCTTTCTGCGACTCCCAAGGTTTGATCGACCCTCCGTCCTTACCTTCGAGCAGGAACAGACTTCCAACATCGCTTGCAACAAACATTGGAGCAGATGCAGTCAGCGTGACTGTACCTGTAGTAGCAGATGCGTAGACTGTGATTGTCTCGTCTGGGTCAATGTCTTGAAATGGGCCACCAACAAAGTCGACTGTGGTCAGCGTCCAATTAACAGGGCCGAACCTCGACAGCTTTCTCGGTGCATAACTTGGGTGAACAATGTAAACAACGTCACCAGACTGCACAAAACGGATTCTAAGCGTTCCATTTGCATTAGCAAGGTCTGCGCTAGTGTATGGACTTGCAATCTCGTATGCGCTTCCACCTGAGATAACCTGACCATGATTCGTATAGAACCGAATGTATTGGTTTCCAAACTCTAAAATGTACGCTTGTGTCTCGCTAAACTCAAAGCGAACCAACCATGTGCGGTTTGCAGAAGTCTTGACCTCATTGACAAACCGAGTGCCTGATCTACGACGAGCTGGCCCTTGCACCATTGGAATAAAGTTCTCTAATCGCTTGCAACCAGCGGAATACTTGGACAGGTCAACCCGTCCGTCAAGCGATGGAGACAGTTCACCTGCATTAAAACTGGAGATTATCGGTGATGCTTTAGGCATTTTCTACCCATTGAACGAATAGTTCTGCAATTCGTGCTTGATTGGAACGATTGGTTAATCTAAACAAATACGATGTGTTTGCTTTTAGGATAGCGTAATCACCTTCAAGCGTTGCGCCAGCAGCATTACCACCTGATCCACCAACAATGATTTCCTCGTACAGGATTCCATTAGTTGTGACAGACGATGGTTGAACAATAGCACCCGTCTGAGCTAATCTTGTCGATGCACGATTCCGATTGCGAGGGACAAAGATTGTTCCACCCGTTACAGCAGTTACATTCTCGTAAACTTTAAACTCTGCGTCACCACCAATGCGGGTAACAAACCCAATTCCAATGCCTTGACCGACTGGTGGTGTAATCACTATGTCAATGCTTGCGTCATCGGCTAATTCGTTACCGTTACCCTTAGATGAGTAAGCATAAAATACAAGTCCGTCAATAATGTTTTGCACCGATTCGTCACGATTAACAACGTAACGCATCACCGTATTGTCGGACTCCGGTATTCTCATAGTCTACTCAGTAACCAAGAGTTGTCGGGTAAATCCTGTGCAGGTTGTTCAATGCTTGATGATCGCACCGCAGTCATGATCGCTAACTTGTACTCATCGAACGCTGTACCCTTCTTTTGATTCGACTGGGTTAAATCCTCAGCGAGTTCAAATGCGAGCTTGCAAGCAAACGCTTCAACAAAATTGGTATCCCACATTGTTGTGTCTGTTGTCTGAGCAATGTAGCGAACCTTTAGCGGAGCAGCAAAGTTAGTCAGAATCTTGCGACCTTCCAGAACGTAGTCAGCAGTCGCACCGTTGCGATAATCGTCCATGCTTGGCCCGTTATACACATCGTTGACTTGCAAGAGACGCAGGTAATCGCCTGGCACTTGGTACTCGTACTCATATCCCCAGTCAGGTGTCGAAATTAGCGCAGGTAGCGATACCCTCTTGACTGAGAACGACCAGATATGTGCTCGCAGCTCGGAATCACGCACAATGTCAAACATTGAGGTAATTGCACGAGCTTGTTTATTGTCATCCCCAAAGGAAATGATGCGAGCAGCACCTAACTTAGTGAGTGCTCGATTAGCAATCTCAACTTGTGATGCCATGACTTGCTCCCTTTAAGCAGGAGGCCAGACATCTTGCAGGATGTAGTTCTCGATGTTCTTCAATGCAATCAATACCTGCTCACGAGTTGCGTTGTCAGCTAAGTCAACAGCGACCTCAACAGTCTTTGATTGTGTCGTAGAACCTTCAGCGACATCAGTCTGTGGTAGACCAATATCCAATGCGTAGTAGCGTGATGCCATGTTTATCCCCAGATAGAAGTAGGGGAGCTTTCGCCCCCCCACCGTTACTCATTAAGGTGCAGAGAAGTAGAGATCAACGATCAACGTGCCGGAAGCTGGGAGAGCTGCGGTTGTGTTGGTCAAGATAACGACTTCCTGTGCAGCTAATGGTGCATCATCCACAGCAGTCGAGACACCGAACAAAGTAGGAGCAGCGGCTGTAAACACAGCAGCAGCACGATACTTTGCAGCAGTACCTGCAATACCGACAGCAATGGTTGATGTACCAAGCGTAGCAGATGCGTTCAGAATGCCATAAGCAAACGCATAGCCAGCAGGGACTTGAGCTAGGACAACGGTATCACCGTCAGCTTGGGAAGCGAGTGCAATCGTCGCACGAAAACGACGAATGCGACCGCCTTGTACTGCTCCGTTGCTGTTGGTGACTGGAGTTGTACCAAGACCAGCTACTTCAGTTGCGTAGGTTTGAGCCATGATATGTCTCCTTATTCAGCACAAACGATTTCAACGACTTTGCCTTCTTCGGTGCGAGTAGCACCAAACGTGCCCTTGACGTAGACTTGTGTTGCATAGCCTTTGTCAGCACGTTCAGAAATCATAGTGTTGATGTCGTTAAACATACCAAGGTGCATACCCGACTTAGCAAACGCAGGTACACGACGCTGTGAGCTGCTATTGAGGGGTAAACGCTCGGTATGGACAAAGTTAAAGCCCATGAAAGCTGTGATCTTACCGTCAACAAGCACCGGACGGGTGTTGTAGTCGAGCGAGATTGCTTGAGCTTCGTTCAGCAGATCATCATGCTGTTGCGCTGTAATGATACAGAACAACGGATCATTGTCGATGTCCACTTCATTTTGCATCAGGATTTTCTTAGCTTCACGCAGCTTGCTAATGTTCAAGCCAGTAGCACCAGTTGAGCCAGTAGCAACCACAACGTCTTGGTCTGCACCAAAGACAGTCGTTGTCGAGCCGTTTTCACCAGTCTTAGCGTCAGCAAAGAATGCAGAAATGATCTCATCATCCATTGCACGACCGAGTGCATAAGCACCGTTCTGCGAATAGGAAGATGTAGGATCAATCAACATACGCAGCTTATCCTGATCGTCGATCAAGTCAGCCCACTCATAGTCGACTGGGAAAACCCAACGAGCATCAGCAGGAGTCGAGATCAGCGGTGTATCACCGTGACGGATAGTGCGCTTCTGTGCGGTGACAGGGCCGACCTGCTCAATCGCTTTAGCAGCTTTACCTGTGTAAGAACCAACCGTAACTGTGTTACGGAGCTTAGAGCCTTTCTGTTGCAGCAACAATTGCACGTTGGTCGTGTATTGTTGTACAAAGTGAGTAGTAATGTTGAAACTCATGACGAGCCTCCCACAAAAGTTAAAAAAGAAAAGTTTTGTCGAAAGACTTGTCCAGAAAGTCTGGGGTCAATTCTAATCGTTTAACCACCGATCAAAGTGGTGCGGTCTTTCCCGCAGGTCTGCCAGGTCGCTTGGGGGAGCGATTGTCTAGCGATTCATTATCCCCGTCTCTAAGCACGAATCTCTCGTACTCGGAAGCCCGACTTACGACCTCTTTTGGTAATAAGTCAGACCTTACAGCTAATTTTAAACATTCTAATCGGATTTGTACAAGCATTTCGTTCATGACGGATAACCAGCTCGCATTAGTCGTTCAAGCTCTGTCTTAGCATCCGCATCACCACCCAAATACTTGCTAGACCATGCAGGATCACCTTTAAGCTGATTAATACGCACTCGTGCAGCTTCGGGTGACATACCAAACTTACCACCGTTAGACCCGTCTACAAACGAATCCTCGCCCATTCCCTTGCCTATCTTCGCAAAGAATTGAAGCATACCCTTCGTACCCAAAGCACCTTCCATCTTGGAAAGGATGGTCTCGTCCGCACCAAATTGACGAGCTGCTCTGCGTCCTGCTTCGATATTTGCATCATAATCCTTACCCCATTCCTGTTGTAATTGTTGCATTTCTATCTCAGCAG